CGAGCTCTTTAGGCATGCGAGATGGGCCGCCTAGCGGGTTCTCCTTGGCATTAAAATCCACAGCCAAGGCATAGCTATGGGTTGATAGTTTTCCTGGCTCCCCCCTGATATCTCTTGGCTCAAAGCAGCCATCAAATGTCTTAAGCTCAGATGCAAGACCTCGAGAGACCACATTGCTCAGCGCGCAAAGAAGATACACCTCGATATCCTTGTTGCAATAGATATGCGTTGTTGGTTTTCCTGTTGCTGAGTTGATTAGCGTCGGTTGTAGTGCTGGCGGGACCTCAAGCAATGTGCAGAATTTAGCCTCATTTGCCCAGACGCCATTAACGATCTGGCCGTATCTTGCGATTGCCTGCTCAAGCGTGATCAATCCATCCATTTTTATGCCTTCGTGATAAACTGCAAGATCGCATACCCAGCAGCTGACAAGGCCGTTCCAGCGAGCGTAAATAGCCAGAATCGATCCCTTTTTAGCACCACAATGTCATCATGGTGCTTTGCCGTTTTCTGGAGCACGGGATTAAGCGAACTCATGATCTCTTGATGATTGCTGCCAATGCGATCATGAATCCTTACCATTCCTTCTTCGATTCTAGCTAATCTGACCTCAACTGGCTCGTTCATCGAATCCCCAAAAAAGGAGAGTTAAAATCAGAAAATATGACCATTTCCTGAGTTATAAGCAGTACTTACTAAGCTATCTATTGCTGACGTGCTAGAGCTTGGGCTATTAACAAAGATCAATTGCGAGATCTGGCCGTTAAATCCTGATCCGCTTGGATCGATTCCGACATAGAAATCAAGCGTGGTAGGCGTATAGGTGAAACCTGTTGTCGAATAGGCAAGAGATCCATCTTTATAAAGCCTAAACTGGTTGCTTCCAGAGCCGATGTTGAAAATAGCTATATGATGCCAGCTGCCGTCATTTGAGCTGATTCCAGTATCGATTAAATTATAGGAGCTTCCCGTTCCATAATAGACAGTAATGTTCCCGGTAGAAGCGCGGTACATGTCAATTTGCCATCCGTAATGATCGGTGCTGCTATCCCATTTTTCAGCGAGGATTTGATCTCTGCCATCACCTGTGTATTTTACCCAAGCCATCACTCCAAAAGTCTGGCTATCAAACACGGTTGAGCTTGATCCACTAGCTGCCCATTTGAAATCTCCGTTTGATCCACCATATGGGCCGCGAGAATAATTAAGCAGAGTATTTGGACCAGAAGATGTTGGAACAGTGCTTTGCACGGCTAGCGTGTAGCCAGATGCCGTATACGAATCCAGCTCATTTGATGATGAGCTAGATCCATTCATTAGCCACTCGCTATGAATTCCAAAATTCTGAAGAATTCCGCCTATGCCAGAGGTGACAATAAAATCAGAATTTGCTGCAGAGCACGTCAGATAAAAAGAGTCGTATTGATTGATATTAGTAGCAAGCTTTATTGAGTTCGAAGAGGAGCTCTGAGAGCTTGATCCTGCCATGTGGATGGTCTGCGCAGAGGCTGATGAATTTGAAAAAATACTCCATCCTCCGGAATTTTTTCCAGTAATAATAAAAGAATCGCCAACGCTGCAGCTCGACGGAAGGGTAAAGGAAACGCCGCTAGAATTATCGGCCAAATATGCATTGCCCTTTACCAAGGTTTGAGTTGATGAGGTGACATCATTCCAGGCATAACCTGTTCCTCCGCTTAATGCTGTCAGCGTCGAATTTAGAAGCTGCCCGTTGACATCATCGTAGAGCTGGCTTGTCTTCGGAAGACAGGAGGAATTTGAAATTCCGCGATTGGAGCAATCCGTCGTTGTTACGATCCCTTGCTGTTGGATCTTGCTCGCGGCAGCTGGAGGCGCCGAAAGGATCGCTGTCAAAAAGATGAGAGCTGCGGTTTGAAATTTGAGTTTCATTTATCCCCCTTAATACTTCGAGTAGAAAACATAAATCGTTTGCCCGCTAGAACAAGCTGATGCGAGCGTAATTGTTGCCCCTGAAATCGTATAATCTTTTCCTGATCCTTGGATTTGAGCAAGTCCATCTAAGAATACCAAAACGCTGGATGATCCGCCAGGGGTGTTCGCCAGCGTGAATGTCGTATTGCTCCCGTTGCAGCTACCGCTTGGAGTCTCTTGAACCAGAGATGCGGCAACAGGCACGTTGGTAAGCGTGTTGCTCGAGCCAGAGATCGTTTTATTTGAGAGCGTTAAGGTATTCGAATCGGTCGCAAAGGTTGATCCCGAAGATGGAACAGATATTGAGCTCCCTCCAGAGGAATTATGGACAGAATCAAGCTGCTTAGATGTGGTGGCGCTGCCCCAAGCCAGAGAGCTGGCTAGGAGCAGCAGGCCCAATATTGGTGTTTGTTTAAAAGAGAGCATTGTGACCTCTTATTGACGGCGGGTATCTTCAACCCAAAGCCCTTGCGTGGCATCGCAATGGAGTTGGATAACGCTATCTTTTCCTAAGGTCACATTACCGTTTAAGCTCAATCCGCTTGAGGCAAGATTGGTCTGATCTTGAAGGGTTACCGTATTGGTCGCATCAGCGCCGACGATATAAAGCTCTTGGCCATCGCCAGTGCAGGCGCTAACAGATGGAGTTGCAGTAACCGTAACCGGACCACTAGATCCCTTAATCCAAATATAATTGACATAGCTTATGCCGCTTAGCGAAACTCCGCCGCTAGCAGTAACCGAGTGCACAGATCCACTGCCACCATTAAGGGCTGGGGCTGCAGATGGCACAGCCTGAAATGTAGGATCGGCGCTAGATCCATTTGAGGTCAGAACATATCCAGCCGTTCCAGGCGAGACCTGATTCACAGCGCTTGTGCCATTGCCTACAACGAGCTCATGGGCGCTAAGCGATGATTGGCCCGTGCCGCCATTGGCAACGCCAAGCTGGCCACTGACCGCAGCGGATTGCCCTAGCTGCAATGCTCCAAACGTGGGAACGCCACCAGAGCCTGCTTGCAAGAGCTGATACTGCGAGCCAGCAGAGGTCACCTGAAGTGAGCTTGTGCCATTGCCGAAAAGGATGCCGTTTAGGGTAAATGTCCCAACGCCAGTTCCACCATTTGCCACGGAAACTTGCCCGCTAGAAATCGCAGATCCTGGGATATTCGAGAACGTATTGCTAGCGCCAGACAGGGTTTTATTGGTGAGCGTCAGCGTATTTGAATCGGTCGCAAAAGACGTTCCCGTTGATGGCACCGCGATCGCAGCACCACCAGAGGAGTTTTGGATATTATCGGCTTGTTTAAGCGTGGTCGAGCTCGACCACGCGCTGGTAGTCAGAAATGCTAAAAGCAGACTTAAAAGAAATGAAAATTTCATGATTAGACCCTCCTTGAGTCTTCGGACCAATTTGTTCCATCAAACGTGTAATCAATCGTCTGCCCATAGGTTCCCATGCTGCATGGGCCATTTTGATCGGTTCCCGCGCCATTTGGGATCACAAGATAATTCGCTGCAGCAACAGATTTAAGCTTTAGCCTTTGGCCAACAAAGCTACCGGCTGCGATCGCATGCGCGGCTGTGATGGGAACAGCGCCTGATCCAGAGGATGGCGTAATCCACCAAACCTGCTCAGCAGCCGTGGTAGGCACGATGCCAACGGTGGGATCAATGGCAACTGGCGAGCTGCCACTTCCATGGACCTCAATGGCCCCTCCGCCACCGCCTGTCGAGGATAGGGTCACGGTCCCATTGCCATTGTCAATAATGCTCATGTTGGTTCCCGCGATGAGCGATTTCATCACGGCAACGTTGACCTCGTTTTCGTAGAAAACGCCCACTCCGCCGGCAGCGTTTTCAATAGCGGAAACGCCTCCGCCAACGCCAACGCCAGAAGAGCTCGTCATGTAGATGACATTTGGAATTTGGCCGGTTTGAGGTATAGAGCCTGATGCGAAAACAACAGCCCATTGTCCTGAGATCTGCTGAACTGTATATTCTGCCGGGCCATCTTCAAGCCCATCTACGATGGCAAGAACTGATTGAGAATTTACAGGAGGCTGGCTTAGATAGAACGTTGTATTCGTTCCATTGACAACCCCGCTTGGAACCTCATGGATTAATCCCATGCTCGAGAGAGCGCGATCAAGCTGATCGAGCTGACCTTGGAGATTTGTTGACGTGGCAACGCTATGGCCAGAATTGCTTACAGGAAAATCAGACGGATTTGCTGTGATAAAATCAAGCCAAGCGATCCAGTCCGACATGATGCCAAAGAGCCAGTTATGCCAACCCGATGGCGGCCTAAAATTAGGAACAAACCCAGTAAGTTGTTCTCCATTCGTGGGTTGCTGTCTTGCTGAGTTATTTCCTTGCGTCCATATCGGATACGCTGAAGGACGTGTTGGGTTTGACATTGTATTCCCCCTTAGATTACGTCAAATATGCTCCGCCAGCAAGCGGATCAGCAAGCGAGCTGTATCCCTGGCCAGAATAATCATCTCCATCATAGGCAAATCCAGGACCTTCGTATTCAAAAAGCTGCGCGTATTTACCGCCAACAAGCTGCGTGCCGTCATCGTATCCAGCTCCCGGAAGATTGCCGTCATAAGCAAAGGCCATCTGAGAATCAAAGGAAACGATCCCATCGCACCTAACGCCAGCCGGAGCGGTGTTTTGCAGAATTCCAATCACGCGATCAACTGTTGCTTGATCAGGAGGAATCCAAGCGCTCTCAACGAGAAACTCGCAGTTTTGCCCTTCGTAAAAGATTAGAAAACCTGTTTGGGTGAAAAGCTCAAAAACTTGAATAACCTGCTCAGGCTGGCCTTGAGAGATATTTTCCTTGATCTGGCCAAGCAAGAGCTGGATGTAGATGTTATCTGGCGTGCCTGGAGGGCGAGGAAGACCAACGATGACGCCGATATTATCTAGCTGCTGGCCAAAAGCGTTTGGCAGATAGCGCAGCGTGTTCATGTCAACTAGCGCATTTTCGATCGTCTGAATCGGGCTTATAAGTGCTGTGATCAAGCCCTGGAAATTAGGGCTATTCTGATACTGAGTTAGAAGCCTAGCTAAGCCCTGCTGGACGTGATTTGTAATTGGCGTGAACATTTCAAATCACCCCGGAGTATCGTTTACGGTTATAAAGTCTGTCTGACAATAAGCCTGCTCATAAGGCACGATCGGAATATTATTTGGTAGCGTTGGCCCAGGAGATGTCCCAACTAAGAGCTCGGCATCATCAATCCCGGGTATCGTCGCAAGCTGAGAGATCAGAAGCGGGATGACAATAACACTAGCACCCTGGCCGAGACCATTGACGTAGTTCGAAAGCGCCTCTTTGACCAGCGTATCGCCATTTGATGGGTAATTTGAGTTCACCGTAAGATTTGCGATGATGTAAATATCCACTTGCGTTGGCCTTGAGAAATAGATCGTATGCGATTGCCCCTGGGAATCAGTGATCACATAAGAGCTCGTGCCAAAGGTCGCAACCCCAGCTGGCTTTGCCTCCCAGATCGCATTAGCGATATCAGAATCTGTTCCGCCATTAACCACGCACTCAAAGCTATGCGGCGGCCTTCCTCTTGAATCAGCAACATCCGTGATGTTCTCATAGACCAAAGCTGAGATGACGCCATTGACAGAGAGAAGCTTTGATCGGATAGCGGGAACAGTCCCAGCTCCAGCAATCTGAAGCTCTTGGGCCATGCGCGCGCGATAGGCATTATCGGTCTCGACATTCGTCCCCAGAAAGGCATCCTGGATATTTAAGATCAAATCTAGGCCAGAGATAGGAGTTACGATATTGGTTAGCGTTCCCGCATTGGCGACAATTGGACCTGTTTGCGTTGCGTTAAAGGTGACGTTCGCCTGATCCATTCCAGGCTGAGTGATCGCTGGGATAACCGAAATCGGATTGCTGCCGCCATCTTCAAGCGTATTGGATGCGATGCCAAAAAGCGGCTGAACCATAAGTCCGCCTGTGGCCTCGCCATTAAAGGTCACCTGATACTGCGTGGATGAAACCTGGGTAACAGTACATCCAGAAGCAAAATTTAGCGCTTGGATAGCATTTTGAACCTGCAGGGCTGTTGCATTATACGGCAGCGATACGCTAGAAGAGCCATTAAGCGATAGAGACCAATTGCCAGAGGCTGGAGCAGCTGAAAAAGTGATCGTCTGGATGCAATTTTGGCCAGAGCCAAGGGTTGTAGATCCTGTGATCTGAAAAACAGATAAAGGAGATCCATTAACCGACGCCTGAAGCGTTGATGGGATGGGGGTTCCTGGCGTTCCAAATAGCTTTACGTTTTGAATCGAAGATGAGCTAGCCTTAAGCCTTGGGATGCCGCGCAGAGCGCCGATATTATCCAGCGATGCGCCAAAGGCTGTATCGGGGTTCTGGGAGTTATAGACATCCTGCATCGCCTGCCAAACAAGGCTTAGCCTTTCAGCAACGATGCCTGAAATCTGAGAGAAAAAGGATTCTGGGCTTAGATTGATATTCGCGCCAAATTGCGCGATAAGACCTTGCTCGATATCATCGAGCGCATCGGTCAGCTGCTGAGCGACAAAACCTTGCTCTGTTATTCCCCAGCCAGTGCCAGCGCTCATGTCGGCGTCCCCTCGATCGTTGAATCCGTCGGCGTATTAATCTGCGCCGAGGCTTGGATTACCTCTCCGTTTGAATTCGTTGCTACGATACTAACAGAGGCTGATCTTAAGCTTGAATCAAAATTAAATGAGAAATCCTGGATCTCGATGACTCCGGGAACATTTCTTGCGGAATCCAATAAAAGACCCTGAACGACATCAAGATTGGGATTCTTGACTAAGATATACTGCTTATAAGGAACGCCCTTGGTCGTATCCAGGAACCACTCACCAAGGTACATCTGAAGCGTTTGCTGGAGATCCTGCTGGATGGCATCCGAACCCGTTACTAGAGAGAGATCCCCATTCGTGATCAAAAGATCATTTGTCTCAAGATCCATCGCAAGATCGCTCATTCAGCTGGCCCTCCGACGCCGGTCACAGGCACCGTGGCACCGCCAGGCATAACGCCAGCGACGACAAACGAGCCGGGATTTACGCCCATATTGGCCTGCAGATCGCTATAGATAATATTCATGATCCCCTCCCAGAGCATTTTGAGCTGGGAATCAGAAACAGGCGTTCCTGGCGCTGGGGCGTTTGCTTTGACAAAGGCTGCAATCGAATCACCGACTGGAATGGGATTTAATGGCATATTAGCTCGCTAAGAACGTCTCCAGCTTCGTTTTTATTGCCGAGAGCTGATTTGCTATCTGCGTGTAGGTCAGAAAAGCATTCAGCTTCGTCGCACCGAAAATGGTATTAACCGTATCGGTTGAAAGCGTCTGAGCAAGGCTCTGATCTTGGGTAATCCATTGATCCAAGAGAGAGATCAGCTCGTTTGCAGCATTTGCAATTTTAACTGTACCATCAGGCAAAAGGATTAGGCTAGTTGCTCCGTTGACTATTTCCAATCCATTGCTAGTCTGCGGAGCAAAAGCATCGGGAATCGCAGATCCGCCAATAAGAGCATAGGCATCGGTGATATGGTGCTTTCTCGTATCATTGGGATCGCTCATGCCGCCTTGCGTCTTCCAATTATCAAGAGAGCGCTGACTCATGATGAGCGTTACGTCATCTCCAGGCACAAGCGGCATGTGGATAAATGCGTTTCCGTCGTTAGCCCTAGGGTGCTTTACCGGAACGCTTGGAATGACGGGAAAGGCCACCAAAGATCCATCAGCGAATTTCTGGTAGAGCTGCGGCTGGACATCAGCGTATTGCGTCGAGCGATTATATTTGACGATCTTAGCTGGCATGCAGACGTTTAGATCGAGGAGTTGTCGATTGATGTGATAATTAATAAGATCCGATAATTCTGGTGTAAAATTAGATAGATTAGCCATAGTTCGATCCCGCAAGAAAGCATTCGCATTCTGTAAAAAATGGCCCAGACCACGAATCAAAATCGTGAGTCACTCTGGCGGTCACAAATTTGCCATTAACGAATTTGCTCTGGATATTTAGAAGCTGACCAAGACCGATCTCTGGACGCATAAGCATGCGCACGAAAAGATTATTCTGCATAGTAGCTGCCTGTGCTGTGGTGATCGTCCCAATCGCCTGAGGGGGCCTGACTTCTGGAATGCCGATCATGCCGGTGTCTTCTGAAACCAAAATAGCGGGATTGCCGAGATCTGCGGTCAGAGGCAAGATGTTGACGGTATTGGCCTGAAAAACGACCTTAGCGCCAATTTTTTGACAAAAATCAGCTAATATCCTAAGAGGGCTGCCTGAGAGAACGATCCCGTTATTCAGGCTTCCTGAAGGCACAGTTACTGTTCCAACGATAATGCCCGTTCCCTGTAAAGAATTTAAAAGCGCACGAACAACTTGCTCGTTTGTCACTGCCCCTGAAAAGCTCTTATTAATCAAGCCATTGACCAACCCAAAATGCCCATCCCCAGCTATGACATCCGTGATGTAATCCGCACGATCCTTGTGCGTATTTGCCCAAAGGATATTTGCCACGGCTATGTTTTTAGGGCTCGTTCCGTAGCCAGCAAAGATATCGACTCTGGTTGCGATCTTTGATTCCAAAATCGATCTCGAGGTCTTTCCTAGGTTATAGATGCTGAAGTTTATTGGGTTTGAGGCAAAAGTGGTTGTCTGATTTTGAACAATCACTTTTCCTTTAATCCGATATCCTGGAGTTCCGTCGACCTGCACCGATCCGAACTCTGTATAGCCGTTGTCGTATTTGATCGATGGGACGCCATTATTTGATGCGATCGATGTGGCGTAGACCCTGATTTTTACGTTTCTGCCATAGCTCTGCTGAAGCTGGCTCATGTCGATCCAGCCTCTAGGTATAAAAGCCTTACCCTATCGCCCAATTCAAACTGCCCGGGGTCAGTATTTTGACCGCTCGTATCAAAGGCAAAGATCGTTCCGGGGAGATTAATTAGCTCAATAAACCTGTCAAAAAGTCCCCAGGCCGTGGTGATCGGCACTGGAGCAACCAAAAGATTTCGGTTCTGATCTGAGATGGAAAGCATCCATTTCCCGGCGCCATCATTCATTCGCGGGTTGAAATAGAATTGCAGGATAAATGGGATGCCATCGAGAACGACTTGCTGCTCCCAGCATGGTAAATCGTTTCTTGTTGGTATCTCTAGCAGCGCCATTTTTATCCCTTATGCAAAAAATCCTGGAGATTTTCCCGAAACCCCAGGCGATGCCGAAAGCGATGATCCTGCAGCAGCACTAGCGATGTTTGGGCTTACCGCTTGCGTGGATTGCCCGCCAATGCTTAGCATCGAGCTTGCAGATGAGATCACGCTCTCGTCTAGCTGATTCTGAAGCGTTTGCAGTGGTGCAACAATCCGCAATTGCTTTAGGTCCATCTCAAAATCCAAGGCGTATCCGGTATCCTCTGTCCTAGGAAAGCTTAGGCGCTGGATAACCATATTTGAATAGGTCGCGCGCTTTGTCACAACGCTAAACGGGGTTTTCGCCTCATAAGCTGAGAGCAGGATCGTCCGTGAGATCGCATCCACAGATCCGGCAAATAGGCTTGCTCCGACATTGCCGGCCTTACCTTGGAGTGCTGCGCCGACAAGGCCAACGCCTTGCGATAAGCCGGAATTTAAAAGATTAGATCTTGCCTGAGAGCTCGTGATCGCTGCGAGCGCGCCGGATGCTATATTGGATATCGCAATCGATAGATCAAGCGGCGTGCTAGAGATCGTGCCCTTAAGCCTAAGCATCGGGTTTTTGAGCTGAACGTGGTCAGTGACCTCCATTCCTGCTTCAACCGGATGCTCGCTGATATCGGCCTCGTAATCGATGCGCTCTTCTTTGACCACATCAAGCACAGCGAGCGGAATAGGAATGCCAAGAGGGCCATTGGTCTGCAGCAATAAGGTGCGGCTTAGGACCTGCCCAAATCCTGTTGCTAGGCTTCCAAGCGAGGGGATTGGGAAACCCATCAGTAGACCCTCGAGGTTTGCGCATCAGCGGCTGCTTTGATGAGCTTCTGATGGCTATCAACGGTTGATCTCGTGATGATATCATGCGCCTGAGATGGCGTCGTCCCAGGCGGGATCGAGATATTGTTTGTCGTATTAAACGTATTTGTCTGGCTAGTGCTTGGCGCTGCCCCGGCGGCAAGTGGAGCTGATGGGCTAGCGTAGGCTTGGCCTATGGTCTGAGCGCCGCCACCAATGCCAGCGATCTTATTTGCAATCCAACCAACGCCTTCCTTTGCCTTCTCCCATCCCTTTCCTGTCCAGGTATCCTTAAATGAGCCGCCCTGCAGCAATGTGGCTAGATCATGCACGGCGGTGACCGCAGCGCCGATCCCAAGCATGACTGGCAAAAGGGGAGCTAGCGCTGCGATGGCGCCAGAGCCAAAGATTTGCAAGGCGGGCAAGATATCGGCAAGGCTTCCGATCAAAGAGAATGCCTTAAATGCCCTGCCTACGCCTACCACGGCCCCGGCAAGCTGGGTAAATCCAGGTAGGAGCACCCCTACCGCGCGGGCAGCACTAAATAGCGTTCCTGCGAATTGCGCGGCTTTAAAAAGGCCAAATCCAACAACCAGCGCAGAAAGCGCATTCTTCGTGCCGCCCATCGCGCCTGAGATCGCATGGAAAGCGCGAAATCCTAGCGTAAGCCCTCTATAGACGAGCTGAAGGGTGTCGGCCATGACATCAAGGAAATCGTTAATATCCGACGAAATTATACTTTTATTGGCCTCAAACCATTTCTGAAAAGCATTGATCATGGGCGTCAAATGCTTCATCACGCCAAAGCCAATCTCATAGCTCATCTTGCGCAGCGTTAGCCAAATGCGGCTCATCTGCTGATCCATGGCCTTGCCCTGGCGGATCATCTTGTCTGACATC